CTCCACTTTCATTTGCTGTTGATTATGTTAAAAATACTTCTGCGGATATGGTCTGGAACTTTAACTTTAGATAGGTCTTTAATGACGTTTCCTTTCATATCCACATTGATAATCCTACAGTCATCTTGTTTCTTGCCCATATCTAAACCTCCGTTTCGGTTTTAGAATTAAGCTTCTTGATTTCATACGCTAATTCCATTGAAGGTACCCACAATCCTGCTAATTCCATTGCTTCTTCAAATCTCAATTTTGGTATTTCTTCATAACTAGCAACTTCAAAATAGTTTTTTATTTCTCTCCAATGTTCTGAAATAGCTACTCGATAAAGCAATTTATAAGCATTAGATTTTTTTCCACCAATTGCAGCCATCACATTCTTTTTAACTAATTGTGATAACTTAGATTTTTGCAAACGACTCAGGTCAATTTCTTTCTTAAGTCCTTCTACGTCATTAAAAACCATATTTAAACGTTTTTTTATTTCTTTCTGAGCTTGTAACGTTTCAATCATGATGTCTTCTGGTTCAACAGGCAGTTTAGAATTCTGAATGTGCTGCTCCATTTGGTTAAACGCTTGAATATATTCCAATTTGAATTGCAACGCTTTTTTGCCAGTGAATCCCATGACAAGTAAAGAAAAACCATCACGATTCATATAAATAACTCGATACGCTTGTTTATTTTGTGGATGAATATAAGTGTCTTCCCAGAATAGGTCTGTCCAACTTTGGACACCCTCTTTAAGGACATCCAAATCTCTTAGAATGTGTTGGTGATTCTTTCCAAAGTTTTCTGCGACATTTAAAGAACTAGTTACCGCCTGTTCATCTTTATTAATTACTAGGTTTGTCATTTGTTATCCTCCATTTCATTCTTTTCTAAAATAACGCTAAAAGCGGTACTGTTGCCAAAAAAAATATAATCTTGCGGTATGTTATAGATTTCTTCAATCTTTAAAATTGTTTCATATTCTAATTTACTGCTATCTTTTTCATAAATCCTTAACTTGTCACGTCCCATACCTAATTCATTTGCCGCTTTTTCTTGTGTCCAGCCTTTTCTTACTCTCAGGCTCTCTAATGTGAACTTTAAAAAGTAAGGCACTTTTTCTTTTGATACCATCGTTTTATCTCACCTCTTTTTCTCTATCTGATAAACTTATTATATACCGCAAAAAGCGTTAATGCAAGTGTTTTTTTGCTAAAAGCGATTATACGACATCATATTGCTTGTTTTTTTTTGCTTATTGCGGTATCATTAATTTATAAATATTTTTTATCTACTATATAAGGAGTGGTTAAAAATGCCAGAAGATATAAAAATAATTTTTTCTAACAACTTAAACAAATTGATGAATCAGCGCAAAGAAACTGTTACAGATGTTTCGGAAAAAACAGGAATTGCTTATTCTACCGTTAACGATTGGAAGAACGGGAAGAAAATGGCTCGGGGAGGAAGCTTACAAAAACTAGCTGATTATTTCGAAGTAAATATATCCGATTTGACGTCTAACGCTCAATTTAATAGCAAACTAAATAACATGCTGCCTGCAGGAAACACTGTAAGAATTCCAATCATCGGAGAAATAGCATGTGGGGATCCCATTATTGCTGATGAAAATATTAGCGGGTATCGTGAAGAACTTGTTGACTTATTGCCACACGGAAATTTATTCTATTTAAAAACTAAAGGAAATAGCATGACTCCTACTATCCCTTTAAATAGTTATGTAATGATAAGAGAACAACCTGAAGTTGAAGAAAATGAAATAGCTGCTGTATTGGTAAATGGAGATACAGAAGCCACCTTAAAAAGAATCAAACATCAAGGCAATATGATTATGTTAGTTGCTGATAACTCTGATTATCCACCATACATAATTACTGAAGATAACCCTGCCAGAATTTTAGGAAAAGCAGTGAAAGTTAGTTTTGATTTATAGGCACATAAATGCCTATCGTTTTCATTGCGGTAGGTTATAATAAGATCACATATTAAATTTAATATGAATAACTATTTGGAGGATGTATAAAATGTTATTAGGGATATTAGGCATATTATTATTTTTAGTAAGTGTTGTTTGGTTGGTAGTTTCGCTTATCAGTAGAAAAGGAGCGAAAAAACCTTTAATATCTATTGTTACAGGTCTTGTCTTTTTCATTATTGGCATAGCTACGAGTACGGATGCTGAAGAAAATACAGAAAGTGATACAACAATATCTGAACAAGTTACTACAAGTGAAAATGATATTGTGGTTGAGGAATCAGCAAAAGAAGAAAATAACGAAATTGATACCGAATCGAAAGAGAAAGAAACGGCTGCCACAGAAAAAGAACTAACTGCAAAAGAGTGGGTTAAATCTCAAAAAAATAAAAATATAGATTTAGTTATTAAAGAATACAATCTATTAAAAAGTGAAGATATTAAAAATGAAGTCAACGAACAAGCTAAAGATAAAGAAACGACTATGTTTGGTAAAGATATAGAAATAACTGGTACTGCAATTGAATTTTTAGAGGGTTCTAATGGTTTTGATAAGAGTTCTTTTATTGTTGAAACAAACGATGGAAACAAAGTGCGAATATCTGCGAAGACGCCAAACGAAGCATTAGATGTTGGAGAAAAAGTTGAAATTAAAGGTTCTCTGGCTAGTTCATTAGATAATAGTGATGAATATTATGTCAGAGAAGCTTCGGTCTATATAAAATAAAAAAAAAACACTCCAAGCCGTCCAAAGTTGGGAGTGTTCGATCTGATATTACAAATATCCACGCTGTCGTGTGGTGCTATTTGTTATATCCTATTCTATCACAAAATAGGAGGAAAAAATATGATAACAGCCATTTATGTACGTGTAAGCACGGAAGAACAAGCAAAAGAAGGATACTCAATTGGAGAACAAACAGAACGAATGAAAGCTTATTGCGACGCAAAAGGTTGGAAAAACATAAAGGTATATACTGATCCTGGTTTGAGTGGTTCAAACATGAACCGCCCTGCTCTTCAAAAAATGCTTACGGACATTGACCGCAAAGAAGTCGATCGGGTTGTCGTGTACAAATTAGATAGATTATCACGTTCTCAAAAGAATACCTTGTTTTTAATCGAGGATGTCTTCATAAAAAACGGCGTAGATTTTGTGGATATTACAGAAAACTTAGATTCATCTACTCCTATTGGTCGTATGATGATTGGTGTAATGTCCGCATTCTCACAACTAGAAAGAGAATGGATAAAAGAACGTATGGCTATGGGTCATGAAGCTAGGGCTAAGGCCGGGCTTTATCATGGTGGCGGTCCAGCACCTATTGGTTATGATTATGAAGATGGCTTGTTAGTGTTAGACCCTTATGAAGCTATGCAAATTAAATACCTTTATGAAGAATACGCAAAAGACACTTCACTTAGAGAGCTAAAAAGATTAATGAATGAAAAATATAAGACAAAGTATGGAGCATGGACTAGTGATAGCTCTATTAGAAGAAGTTTATCTCAGAAATTATACATTGGTAAAATTGATTTTAAAAATGATACTTATGACGGTTTGCATGAGCCTATTGTTTCTAAAGAATTATTTGATAAAGTCCAATCAAAACTATTGGAACGTTCATGGGGAAAAAGGCATGCCGGAAAATCTAGACCATTCACTGCTAAAAGTTTACTAACAGGCTTACTGTATTGTGGCCATTGTGGTGCAAGATACTTTGGTCGTAGTCAGTTATATGTTTATAAAGATAAAAGAGAACCAAGACATTACTATACTTGTTACTCACGTTGCGGATACCCTGCGCATATGGTTAAGGATCCTACTTGTAAAAATAAAAACTACCCGGTAAAAAAACTAGATACAAAAATTTTGAATGAGATAAAAATTCTTTCTCTAGATTTAGATTCACTTGATACCATGGTCACACGTCAAAATGAAACTTCTCAAAAATCCATTTTACAATCTCAATTGAATAAATTAGATAAACAGATATCAAAACTATTGGACCTTTTACAAAATGATAAAATGCCGTTTGAAGCTGTTTCAAAACGTTTAGAAACTCTTAACACTGATAGAAAAATAATTTTAAATGACATTGATAACCTTAAAGTAGAACCAAAATTAGCGGTACCTGAAGCTAAAAGAATAATAACGTCTATTGGCGAATCATTTGATGATCTTGATTTAATTAAAAAGCGTAAACTTATCCATGATTTAATAAACAAAATTACAATAACTGATGATGATATCACTATTCAATGGGCTTTTATTTAATTATTTTTCCTATGTGTTATTTATAAGCTACCTCATTAGCCTAAAATAAACACCTACGAAAAAACGCAAAAAAAGAACCTACCTATTATATAGGTGGTTCTAAGCTTTAGCGAGTAGGACGATAAATAAATTATACCATAAATAAATCATTTGAATTAAACTGCGTATATTATAAGCATCACATTTAAAAGGAGAATATTAAATGAAATTATTTGTAGAATATTTACCAGCAGATACAAGTATAAGTTGTTTTAGACATGACGGCTTAAAAATAGAGGCATTTAGATCCGTTATAAAAACACCTTATGTAGTTGTTAGCTACGAAAAAGATTCAAATACCTACCCTTGCAATACTATTACTGATGCACGACATCTTACTGATTGTTTAATCAATGAATATTTGAATAAAGTAAAATCTGTTGAACAATTCTTCGACGGAATATAAGTATATCTTGTGCTCTCACTTTTGTGAGAGTTTTTTACGGTATATTCGCTTTACAAAATTGACAGTCAACCAAGCTTATATGGTCAATTGTGGGATTATAAAGGAAGACGACTGCCGCATAAGAAAGTTATGTATTAAAAAACCCTCATAATAGCTAGAGATTTTTCATCATTTTATTTTTTTAATTATCAATACCTATAAGATGTATCTCTGAAACGCTTTCTTCTAATCCTTTTGATGGATCAATTGTCACTCTTCTTTGACAAGTAAAAGATTTAATGACCAGGTACATATTTTTCCACTGATCTTCCCTGTGAAGATTTTGAGAAGTAGTAAATCTATACATACCTTGAGGTACATCATTCTCATTTTCAAATATTTCAATTTGTCCTGAAAATGAGCTATAGCTAGAATTAACTATTTTCCCTTGTAGGTTTATAACAGTTTCTTCAAGGTATTGCCTTTTTTTAAATAATTTAGCATCTTCCGTAGTAAATACCATATCATTACTATTTTCACTTTCACCAAAGCTAATTTTTTCAACGTTTTCACCATCTACTTTTTTTGCGAGATTAGAAAATATAGGAGATAATTTGGGAGATAATTCTGATATAACAGGGTTTATAGTTAAGTCTACATTACCAGTTCCGTTATTAACAATTAGGATACTATCAGTAGAATTATCAATTTGTACATTCACTGTTTTCCCCTCCTTTTTTGCTCCTAATACCGTTTTTAAATATGTATATGATGTTTTTACCATCTTCCAGATAAAATCTGAATTTTCAGCAACTAGAGGAGCCATTGGAATAACAATTGCTTTCATTTGAATTGCTAAATCAGCAATAAAAGAACCTTCTCTAACATCGACTAATCTTAAAGATAGATTTTCTTTATCTTCATCTGAAAGCCTTGATTTATTCTCGAAATGCAAATATGTTTTATCGATTAAACTTTCAAAATCTTTTAGCGAGTCTAAAATATATCGCAGATTGTAGCCTTCATTTTTTTCCAGTTCATTACCAGAAATATGTAAAACAATCAGTGTATTTTCTTGTTCATTATCCATAGGTACCCTCCAAGTAATTATATAAGCTATACCAAGTTAAACAAAAAAAGGCCAATAATACAATAGTATATCGACCTAATCAGCTTATATAATCTTTAAGGACTATAAATATATTATACACAAAGAACATACGTTTGTATATAAATTTGATTTAAAAATAACCCTACCTCAATTAAGAGATAGGGTTTTGTTGTGTTTAATATTTAATTTTTTGACCCACGTAGATTTTATTAGCGTTTTTAATGCCATTTTTATCTTGCAGTTGTTTAGTCGTTACACCTAGTTTTTGAGCGATAACGGAAAGAACATCACCGGATTTCACAATATAAGTTCCTTCACTTGATTTAGCTGCACCGCTTAATTTGATCAATTGACCTATGCTGATTTTATTAGCATCTTTGATACTATTCAAATCTTGCAATGCCTTAGTAGTCGTTCCATTTTTAGCAGCAATAGTGCTTAAATTGTCTCCACTTTTAACAGTATATGTTTTACTTGAAGATTTAGCAGCTACTACTTTTTCAACCGGAGCTTTTAACACTAATTTTTGACCAAAGTTGATTACGTTCTTGTTTTTAATACCGTTCCATTTTACCAAATTATCAACGCTCACACCACTTCTACTAGATATAGTAGATAATGTATCGCCAGATTCTACTGTGTAGCTAGAACCTATAATTTTAGTGATAGGAGTAGCTACTGCAACTGGTTTAGTAGAAAGAGATACTGGAACATTCAATACTTGTTTATCAAACTGAACTAAGTTATTTGCTTCAATGATTGAAATAATTTTTGATTGATAATTTGGATCAGTAGCGTACCCAGCTTCATGAATAGCTTTAATCTGATCTTTATAATTTGTTAATCCCAAAGCTTTTTTATAACGACTATTTACGTTTAGGAAAGCACCGTAATCTTTAATAGATGTTTCCCAACTTGGATAAGCTCTAAAGTTAGCAGTAATGTTGTACGTGATACCACCATACACTTCCCATGTCGCCATGCTAGCAGCGTTGCCACCATACGAACCTTTAATACCAAACAAGTTATTGTATTTAGTTGTTAAACCACTTGTACCCCATGCAGATTCCAAAGCAGCTTGTGCAATGGCCACAGATGGTAATACTTTGTAAATGGGCCACAATTGAGTAGCCCCTCCTTTTACTTTGTTAATGAAGTTTTCTGTTTGAATACTCATGATTAAATTCCTCCTTTAGTTTGGTTATAAGAATTAAAAGCTCCTACACTTGCCCAACCTGTTAAAAATCCTGTTAGCAATGATTCAGCAAGTGGCAAGTTAAATACCAAAGCAATTGCACCGAATAAAACCATACCTACCACAAGAGCAAATACAATAACCCAAATACCAGATAGTTTACTATTTTGCTTTACCACTTCTGTAATTCCAGAAACGACTACGCTTCCTCCAATTGCTGACAAAATTAATGTTGTTAAAATACTTTCCATTAATATCTCCTACTTTCTTATTTCTAAAATGCTTATTCGTTTATCGTGGTCATTCAACTCTTCGTCATGTAGTCCAACCTTTAAGTTTAGTTGCTCCCTATCTTTAGCACTATCAGCTAAGTTGTGGTTAAGCAACTCAATTGATCGTGTCAATGGCTCAACTGATTGCTTGAGTGATTCTGTATTATCTCGTTGTATCTTTTCAGCCATTCTTTTATCTGGTTCAGATACTAACTTTTTGTATATCCAAATTAATGCTCCTCCTATAATGGTAAAACTTGTAATTATTGAGGTCATTTGTGTTGCTAGTCCACTCCACTCCATACCGTTCCACCTTTCTTTAAATAAATTAATTCAATATAAAAAGACCGGTCCATATTTGGACTGATCTTCCTTTTCATAAATTTTCAGTTACCGCGCATTATGGTTCTACACCGCTACTTTATCTACTACTATCGTTTCTTCTTTGGTTGGTGTTTCTTCCGTTTCTTCTTCGGGTACTGTTACTTCTGCCAAATTCATTCACTCCTGTCTAGTTTGTTTATTTCCAACGACCTATTGCCATCAATCGAACTCTAACAGAATCAGAACTAATAAATGCGTTACTCCCAGTAGCGTAAATACGAGCGAGTACAATGCCGTCAGAAGCATTGCTACCAACATTTAATACAGCACTATTCAACTTATCTGCCAATTGAGCGGCATCTTTTGAACCTGTAACGTTCGCTGAATATTCTTCTACGAAAGCAGTCGGTAGCTGCCAATTAACCGATAACCGTAATGATGAATCATAGGTTGAAGTTAGAGCATTGCTGTAAGCAATTACGGTACCATCGCCATATTTGATAAATCTTCCGTTTGCATTACTTCCGCTTTCTACTACACCTACCTCTTTGAAATTAGCGTTTATTACTTCCGCTGCATTGCTCATACCTTTTGTGATTTCAGTTAATGCCATTTATATCACCCCTAATTTAATTTGCATTGATTTGATACCTTCTGTTAAATTAATGTTTTTTGCGGATACAGCTTCAACAACTGGATTAGTCATGGCGTAATCAATTGGTACTTTAATTTGAACTTGATTTCTGCTCAAATGCTTCACTTTGATTGGTATCGTTTCTGGTGCTGTACCGTCGAAACTAATACCCGCTGGTTGCATGTCCAACCCAACTGTACCTAAGCCATATTCCCAATAAAGAGCCATTACGTTTGGATAATCGCCTAAGTTGTGCGTAATCGTTAAAACATTCTCAGTTGCAGTTAGTTTATTTAATTGATTCTGCAGATTACCTGCTTGATTAGTATCTAATTGAGTTTGTAAGTTCGTTAACCAGTTTTGGAATGTTGTTTGTTGATCTGTTAGTAATTGCGCCAAATCAGATTCATTTGTATTCGCTGCGGTTTTAAACGATTCAAAAGCCTGTTGAAGCAAGCTGTGATATTGCTGTTCGACCCCATCGACGTCTAATTCCCCATTCATGATTGAATACCCACAAACTGCTGTGTCTGACCGCGTATCTTTAATATGTGAGTTAAAAATCGCAGTTGCATTTCGTGGAACTTCGATTCTAGCAAGCTGCATTTCCCAATAATTTTCATCTCGTCTAAGCGAACTCGTACCTTGTTTATAAACCAATTTAATCGTCCGCTCTAACATATTTAGCTGGACTGCTATCACGTCTACACGATCAGCGGTAGAACTGCCTGGAGTGACGTTTAATTCGATTGATTCTGTTAATAGATACTGTCTCCCTTGGATTAAAATAGCTCCAGGTAATACACGCACCTTCATCGCTGCATTGGTAAGTTGCTCTACTTTTAATTTGTCGCCCACAAGTGCAACTACGCCGTTTGCAAAAATCGTATTGTAAAATAATGCGAAATCTGTATCTGAATACATTCGGTCACCGTCAACACTTGTAAAAGGAAAAACATATTCTGCCATTTAAACACCTACTTTCTTTTAATGAGATCTATTAGGGTAGGACTTCTTTTGCCAAAAGTTGGCACAATTTGAAGTCCGTTTTCATAGATTTCTTGTATTTCTGTTATTTGAGCGTTGTAAGCCAAATTGAATGTTGGTGAAGAACGTCTGACCGTATCACCTAAATCGTAATCAACTTTGTATTCATATAATTGATTTCTAACGTCAATGTCTCCATCAAGAATCAAAATCGCTTGTTGATCCGTTAGTTTCAATTTACCTCGTTCAATCAACGCTTGTTCGTACTCAGCGGCTGTCATTTGTGTTTCATCTTCTTTTTCCGTTTGCAAATCACGTGCATCTACATACAGCTCCTTGCGATTCAAACCAGTTTCACTACCTATGGTTACCAATGTTCTAGCAGTTCCTTCACCTTCACCAGCAACTAGTGCCACATTGCGTTCATCGAAGTCAGAGGCTTCATACGATTCATTTAAGACGTTTTCTGCATCTGTTGTGAACTCCACACTGTCTGATAGGTCTCTACCTTTAACAAAAGTTACTTTAGAATGCGGCACAAACGGATCCACATACTCTTCTTTAAATCCAAATTCATACGTTTCTGCCAAATCTTCGATTGATTCTCGAATCATGCCATAAGAATTTTGATACAAAATACTCGTACCAGTCAAATCTACATCCTCAGCAATACTGATCTGTTTGATTTTTCTATTAGTATCAGCTGGATTTACGACATGTTTTGAAAGCAAATCTCTTGCGATATATTCGGGACGTGCTTGTTTGCTGTAGTTCTCCCAAATGATACGTTGGTTTAATAAACCAAAGAATGACACGCCTTTAACCACTAACACACCTGTTTGCAAGTCTTCCACGCCAGAAAAATTGATATAATAAAAAACGCTATCTATTCGAATAGCGTTTCCTATTTTAAGATTGGTTAAATTATCCATTGAAAGACCTATTTTTAATTCAAAATCATTTGACGTGAAGAATCTGCGATTAACCACTAGGCTAATAAAACTATCAATTACTGCTGTTTGTTCGTAATCACTCGCGTTTATTTTTTTGAATACTTCTAATTCCATTAAAAAAACACCTACTTTCTTTTAATATAATTGTCTGTCATAATCACTTTATAAGGAGGTGATTAAATGGAAAAGTGGCAAGAAATATATGTTAATAAAGCTTCGATAAAAGATATCTCTATTCAGGGTTTACTTAAGGTCCAGCCGGATTCAGCTTATATATTTTATACAGATTCTTATTGGGTAAAAGGAAAACCTGTATTAGCTGAAGATGGAGAATTTACACCAGAAGGGTATCTATTTTTAAAAGATGCTCAAATTTTCTCTTTATTAAAAGATTCAACCCTTCCTGCCGGGAATAGCGCTCATATGCGATTGGCTGTTGATAAAATTACAGCTTTTCGGATAATTGACGCAAAATACCTTTAGTTTCCTCATGTATAAATTCTATATTTTTCGGTTTTGGACTATTGATTAGTTGTTCTATATTAACCGGTCTCTCACTGTTATTTGCGATAACTTTGAGAGACTGGTTTATTTCTTCTAATATTCTTAAAGTTTCCTTTTCCACTCTTACACCCCCAATAACTTCGGATCAAATTTAATGTAGCTAGTCGTAAATTTAACACCGCTGTCTGCTTGCAATTGCAAGTAGTTGATTCCTCTATCAATTTGTAAAAACTTTGATTCTACCTTGCGTTTGGTCATGATGTTATACCAACCGTCGCCATCATCTTGTTCTACTTTCTTCTTGCCACGGACCGTTGATATTCTTAATTTCGTACCAGTCATAAACGTACCTTTCAAAGCGAAATAGTCTTGTGTGATCACATTGTACAAACGCGGATTCACTAAAGGTCCATTCACATTAATCGTAAATACAGCGCCGACTGATACATGACCATTGTTTTGTATTTCGATCACATCACCGGCGATTAATTGCGCAAACTCAAAAGTATTCGTAATGTTTAGAGGGAAACTGAATAACGGTTCGATTCGTGCCATTGGTATTTCTGCATCTATTTCTGATTTGTCCGTCCAGTAGGGATCAAGTGCTTTTAAAAGGAGTTTAAATTTTTGAGTAATGTTAGATTTATCCATATCGAAATCAGGACCATGTTCTATTTCTACATCAATAGAAAACATTTTTCCGTCTTCTTCGTATAAAAGGGTTCCTGATATTTTAGGATTAAGAACAACAGCTATCTCGCGTCTGTATTCAGCTAAATCAACACTGCTGTTAGCTAGTATTTCTCCTTCTACTTCTAAATCTCTTATCACTAATTTTTTATCAGACACTACAGCGCCATCCAACCCATAAAGCTGTGTGCTTTTAATTTCGTTTTGTACTGGACCGAAACCCGCAATTTTAGTTAAGAAAAAAGGCGGTTTAGCACTTAAACTGATACTACCGCCTTCAATATTAGTATATTTAATTAATTTCATTATTGACCTCTTTTCTAAAGACCATACGCTAATCTTTGCAAAGATAATTTCATTTGTCTTGAAGCTTCTCTTTCTGTCAGTGGCTCAGGAGTGGTGATGTAATTCGTGATGTTTATTTCTTTTTTACTTTCTTTGTCATCAACCATCTCGTCACTGATACCTCGACCAATACCGCCTAAAGTGTCTCTATTTAAAGGGATAATTGCTTCCGGGTCTTTACCTTCGCCAACACCTTGTAAACCTCTAGATGTGTCGAATATAGTCGCTTTATCAAAGATACCTCCAGCTGCGTTCCAGTTTACAGATAGCTTAGGAACCCCTTCAGTTATCCATTTCAAAGGATTCTTAGATCCGCTAACACTAAAAGTCGGCATACTAATTTTAGGTAACTTCCAACTAAAGTTAAAGAAACCTTTCATTTTATCTATAGCTGTACTAACCGCATTTTTGGCTTTGTTGATTGGTGTCATTATGCCATCATATACCTCAGTGAATTTAGATTTGACAGATGAAACAACCCCAGAAGCCTTTTCTGTAACACCACTTTTCAAAGCTTGGAATTTCTCGACTGCTGCTGTTTTCATTTCACTGAATTTTGCAACCGTATTCGATTTCATTTCAGCTATTTTACTGACAACTGCCGATTTCATTTCGTTGAATTTATTTACTGCACTATCTTTCAAACGCACAACAGTAGCAACTGCTGACGTTTTCAATTCGTTAAATTTATTAGTGACAGCAGTTTTCATATTTTGAATAGATTCACTAGCCTTGTCTTTCAATTCGTTGAATTTTTCAGATACTTTAGATGCTAATTCTTTTGCTTTTTCTTTTATAACATCCCAGTTTTGCCACATTAATACACCAATTGCTATGACTGCTGCGATTGCTGCCGCAACCAATACCAAAGGCCAGTTGATAGATAACATCGCTACACCAACTGCTGTGTATGCTAAACTTGCAAACCCTGCTACTGTTGCTCCAATCCCCAATGCAGCATTAAACAACGTGATAGCTCCTGTAGTAATGGCGAAAACTGCTGCTGCCCCACCTATTCCAGCAATCAATGGTAACCACTTATCAATAAACGCTTGTATATCATCTTTCATTTTAACGAAATCTATTTCTAACATTGCATCTTTTAATTCCGTTAATGCTGCTTTTAGATCATCTAAAAATGTGCTATTACTCATTGTGTCTTTCATAGATTGAAACGCATCAACGACTGGTTGCATAACCTCTTTTAACGTTCCCCAAGCGGTAGAATCGGCAACTTCTGCCTTTAAACTACCAAACCATCCTTGAAACGCTACTACTTTTTCACCAGCTGTACTTAACCAATCAGACACTCCCATCAATCCAGCAACGACTGGTTCCAAAATTGGGCCACCAACAACAGCAAGGAAATCTTGCCATGCTTGTTTTAAGTTACCTACTTGGTTTTCATAACCTTCTGATTCTCTAGCTGCTTGACCAGTTGCTCCGGCTTGTTCTTGCATGTTTTTAGCATATTCTAAACGTGTTGCTTGTTTCGTTGCTTCATCTAGCTTTTGCCAATCAGCTGTTGATCCAACTAATCCTTGTGAGATTGCGTATTGAGCCATTTGTGTTTCATTAGCAAATATACCGATGGCTTCTCCGGCTTCGTAATTACCTTTTAAGAAAGATGTTAGTGATGAATTAGCTGTTTCATAAGATACATCATAGAAGGCTGCTGCATCTGCTGCTGCAGTTACCGATGTTTCAGCTTTTGCCATCGCTTCTTCTGTTGTCATACCTAAACCTTTGAACATAGACACAGTAGCTGCAAATGGTTGTTTTAGTCTATTGGGTAACATACCAAAAGACTTACCTAGTTCTTCAACTTTAGTTTGTGCTTCTGTTCCTAAGCTACCAAACACTTGGTCAAATTGTGATTGGATAGCTTTAGCTGTTGCAGCTGCTTCAACGGCCATTTTACCGAATCCAATTACCTTAGTTACAGCAAACGCTGCTCCAATGGCTACCGCTGCTTTTTTAAAGAATCCGGCTATCTTACTTCCAGCACCTTTAGCCTTACCTGTTGTTTCATCAATACCTTTGTTCGCTTCTTCATTGTTTAATCCAATTGTTCCAAACAGTTTGAATATCTCACCCATTAGTTTTCACCGCCTTTATTAATCGGCTTAATAAACTGCATTGAACTTTCTATAATTTTCTTTTCTTCTTCTTTTGATAACGTTTCTTTCTTTTTCTTACGTGAATTTTTAAAGTATTTCTTTTTAAAATCAGCGAATGTATTCTGTTGGTCCTTGTGTAACCACGTGTCCCAAAGTTCATCCTCTTTGTTTTTATCGAACATACTTAAAACAAAATCCGCTAAACCTTCAAGCGAATAAGTCGCCATCAAGCTTAACGGATTGCTATATCTTTTGAACAACGCATCTTTTAGTTCAAATTCGCCATTTTCTCTTATAGTAACGATGCGATAGATGAGAAAAAATCTGATAGTTCCGGTTTCTTAAAGAAGCCGATGATTAAGCCGGTATATTGCTTTAAACCTAACTCTTGGATTTCTTTAATAGATGCGCCAGTTAGATCAGATAATAATGCGTTGATGTCTGTTTTTAATTTATTCGCATTCATCAATACTTTTTGCATCAAACTAGCCATTGCATCCATACCACGTTTTTCTGCTTCTAATTCTTGTTTAGCTAACTCTGCTTTAGTTGGTTCTTTCTTCTTTTTATCCGTTGGAACTACTTTGCCAGCTTCTGCATTACCTTCAAACATTTTAATGAATTCTTCTTTAATATCTAATTTACCTACAATTGAAAGAAGAGTGAATAAATCATCACCCTTCAACTCTCTCATTTCTAATGTCATTGCCTAACCTCCATATAATAACAGCCGGCTATAACCGGCTCATTCGTTTTAAACTGCTGTTACTGTTGGGAATAAGATTCTCCACGGAAATTCATCAGCATCTAATTGGTCTACTGTTGCATGCGCTTCGTAAACTTGTTCGATAACTGTTTCGTTGTTGTCCTCTGTTGCCATTTCTAAGCCGCTTGTGCATAGTGCGTTGTCCAGGATAGCAATAACTGGTTCGTTTGTTCCGCTCAACGTTCCAACTACTGCGATGTTATTAAGGTAATCGCCTTCGTCTAAGTAACGTTTAGTTGTGATCACTTTGTAGCCTGTTGGTGCATCTGTGCCACTTGCTTCAGCAATTGCTCCGTTCAATGATTGACGGATTGTTTCAGCCGTGATCTCTTTCATGTTAGCCGTAACAGTAGCTGTTGCTGATTCTAATACTTTGTTGCCTTTAACTTTCATGTGGCTTGTACCATCTACTTCAATATCACGATAAGATTGTTCAACGGTCAATGTAACCCCACCAGATGTTGCTCCGTGAAGCGTTCCTGTAAACCCTGTTACGTCCTCATAAGCAATAGATGTGTAAACTGTTGCTGCATTGATCACATAGTTCTTAGCTGTTGTTTCTGAATAACCTGTTTTCTTCAAAGCCATTATTGTTTCCTCCAGTCAGTTTTACAATAGAATTGCAAACTTCTTCTTTTTATTTTGTCGTCACCTGTTGAAACTTTGTTTGAACGCAAAAAATTAAACCGAATGAATAAATCATCGGTCAACTTCGTATTGTCTTTAAAATGGTCTTTTAACGATTGTTCCAACGTGAACACGTTAATGTAAGATGTGTTGTTGTCGAATACGTCTACATCAATGTAAAAGCCGTCTACGTTGCGTTCTAAGCCTTCTGTATCGAAATCAAACGTCAAGTAAGGATAAACTACTGTTGTTTTACGATTTTTTTCATGAAAGCTTTCAGCCGTTATTGTTTTAAATTGCGCTGTTAATTCTTTTAGAAATTCAATCATCTGCTATTTCCCCTTAAATGATATTTTAAAGCTGTTACCTAGAATGGATTGTATTTGCTGTTTGTTTTTTCTGAATGCTGGACGTAAAAAAGGCTGTGGATCTTGACCCCAAGTGAAGAACCATTCACCAGATGAATCTTGATAGTTCCATCCACCTTTTCTACCGGCCCCATTTTCAGCAAATTCACCAGTACCATATTCAACATACATTGCATAAGTCATTGGTGACCCAACAGTTCCAACTATATTCCCATTTTTCTTACTAACTTTATGATTTATTTTGTCACGCAATTCACCACTATCACCAACCGGTGCTAATGCCTTCGCTTGACCTTCAACATATAAAGTTGCTGCTTCCATTGCTTTTTGCGATGCTAAATCCATTGCTTTCTTGACAATGCCGGAATTATCTTCAAATTGAAATCCGCCTTTAGCCACTAATATCACCTTCATATTTACAATAGACTTCATTATGATGGCCTAATCCAACCGGATCATCAGAATACGTTATGCCGTATATTCTTCCGTTTGAATCGATTACTCTCATGTCGTCCGTGATACCTTTTGTAAATGCTGGAATAATTAAGACGTGCGTTGATTGCTCAATAAAGGCGTTTTGAACGGTGTTTAAGTTTGTTCCAGTAACTAAGTCGATGAAACCTTTAACTGTCTCAAAATCTACCCATATTTCAATTAACCCACCTATTTCATCATCGACTTGTGCACTTTCTTGAATGTAAAACTTATTCATTAACCCCACCTCATTTTCTCGTATTTACCCAAGAATGAAAGTAACGATGATGGATAACCTTCTGTATTGTCGCTTGCATTCACATCGTAATAAGTTTCAGACATCCTAGCTACAGTTCTGGACTTAATACCTGTTTTTCCAACCATATCTAAATCATACTTAATCAACTTTTTGACACCTTGCTTAATGTCCGCTGGATAATCTACCAACGTCGCCATTGCTTTGGTGCTATTTGCTGAAATAAACGGTTCGCCATTAACAGTAATTGTATCGTCATTCAATGTTCCAACTACATATAAACCGTCGTTATAAGCTGTGTAATTCACTTCTAACGTATCTCCAACTCTTAACCCTTCAACCTCTCCAAACACATTGATGATATTCGGTGCTGTAATGGTTATATCTTCAAAACGTACACGTTTATTTTGAAAGTTATTATTCGTTAATGCTCTAACACTTTGTTCAAACGCATCTAAATCATCTTGACTAATATCCGAATTAATCTTTTGTGCATCAAATAATGAAATAATCATCGTTTCACCTCAATTCAAAAGAAAAAAGGAGGAATGTTATTCCCCCTTCGCTTCTGCTTTCTTAGCTGGTGCTTTTTCTTTATCTTTTTTAACAATAATTTCTTTGAATCCTTGTGCTAAATACTTGTTAATCTTTTTTTCGTTGTCTGCTTTTTTAACAACGTTGTCTAATTTAAAAACTCGCATCAATGGTCACCCTTTCTTATGCACTTGGTTTAGTATTAGCGTAGATTGATGTTAATTTGCTTGCTGGAACCCAAAGATCATGGTATTTACGGTAATCAACTTTCCATGCATCTGCTTTTTGGTTTTGGTCTGGTGTGAATGTACGAACTTTATCAGTTTTAGAAATTGCAATTGGTGCATCTTTAGTAGAAATAATCCAATTAAGGTCTAATGCTCCAGCAGCTGCAGCAAATCCACCTGCTTCTTGTCCTGATGTTACGCCATCTTTGAATTCAAATGCTGTCTTAAGAAGTTTTGAAGGTGCTTTAACGATTGCGTTGTCATTCAATGCTTGAACTTCAACAGACAATCCACCTTTTGCCAATACAGCTTTGTTAATTAATTCTTTTCCAGCTTTAGATAATAGGTTAGCTAATACTGGACTCATAGTAATAATCACATCTTTAGCACCAATAACATCTTCCATTTTTGCTAAATCATCTAAGATTTCAGCTAAAACATTAGATTCTGTAATAGCGATAGAACGTGTTTGACCTGCTCCAATAGCCAATGTTGCTAGTTTTGAATAACGGTATGCATCAATTTCCGGAATCACTTGCACACGTTGGAATTCACCCATTACTGTACCAGCGGTTACGATAAAGTTTGTTTCGTCTACATCCATTGCATCAATTGAGAAAGTACGTCCGCGATCTTGTGTAAGACTATAAGTTTTCCATTCAAGAGTTACATCTCCACCAACAAAACCGTTTGTACGATCATAGTCAGCAAGTCCATCCATTAAGATGTTTGGTAGTTTAACTTCGTTACCACCGTTGTATTTGATTAAGTTTGCATTTGCTTCCATCCACCCTGTTGTTGATTCCTGTACCACTTGTTTATCTAATGAAGGTTGAAAAATCTTTGAATACTCTAATACGTTTGGCATTTAATTTCCTCTTTTCTGTTTGTTTTATTCTGATTTGATTCCTAATGCTGCTTCAAATGCTGCTGTAGCATCTGCTTCTGGATTAGGTGTTGTACCAGTATCTAGTTTGTTATCAATTGCTTTATATCCTGGAGCTGCTGGATCAGTTATTGGTTTAGTATCTACAGCAAAAAAGTTTGGATTTGATTCTTTCAACTCTTTTACTTTGTTATCTAAACCAACAATTTTACCGTCTTTATCCACTTCAACATCGCCTAGCTTATGAAGCATATAGTCGATGTCTGTTGCACCTTCTTTAGTCAATGCTTCTTTCAACGAATAGCTTTTGCGTTCAGTAGCACGTTCTGTTTCAAGTGATTCAACTTTAGTTTGGTAATCATTAATCTGTGTTTGCAATCCTTCAACGTCTTTGTTTGACTTCTTCAAGCCTGTTACAAGTTCGTTAGCGTTTGTTAAGTCGCTTTCTAGTTGTTCTTTCTGCTCTTTCAGTTTGGTATAACGTGAATCAAGGTTTTCTTCATTTGCAAGGTACATTTTGTTAGCCGGCATACCTTCAACTGTTTTATTTGCTTGTTCTTCTGTTAATCCAACTGAAATCAAATACTCTTTAAATGTCATTTTTTCTCCCTTCGCCACTACGCGTTTTACATGGTTGCATCATGTGTGGTCTGCATATAACGTCATGCAATAACGAAATGTAAATGAGCAGAACCCACCAACAGCACTCATTCGTGATAAGTCCAAACCACTTATCGTTCCAAGATAAAAAGCCACCCATTGATGAGTGACTTTATTCTACGATTTCATATGTCTGTTCAAATATATCTGGTTTACATGGATAGAATTCACCTTTCACACCTTTAATGATGTAATCACCAATACTCGCTCTCATAGAACCTTCTAAAGTCATGATTTCAATACGCTCTCCAGGAGTACAAGAACCGATTCTCTCGTTGTTCATAAATAAAACACATTCTTTAGTGTTATCTTTAGTAAATCTAATCGCTTCAACTACTACTGGTTTCTTTCTATATTTCATAAGCCACCACTTTCTATCTAACCTTATATATCTTTAATATCAATCTGTTGATCCACTTCACTAAAAATCTTTTCATCAAAAACCACCTCTAAGGTTGTTAGAAATGTCGTTTGAAATACTGTTTTGAATTACATCAGACAAAGAATTATTATCTATCTTAATACCATCAATTTGACCTTTTTCTGATTTCTTTCTGTTTAACTCATGTAATTCTTTCTTGATACCTTGCAACTCATTGATTGCTGCTTTCTCAAATGGTGTCATTGCCATGTCTATTTACCTCTTTTCTTTTTAGGGATCCATTCTATTTCGTTATCAGTAATGTCTAATACGCCTAACTTCTCGTATTCTTTATCAGTCATCTTAGATAATAGTTTTCCAAAGTCTTTCGTTTTGTGTTTCTTGCTTAGATCACTGACATATTCAGTGTATTTCTGTTTACCTATTTCATTTTGAACCTTTTTGCCAACATACCAATCACTATATTTCTTATATTCAATTACTTCTTTAGTGATATTGTCTTTACGCAATTCTGGCGTTAGACCATTAACGACTGAAATAGTTGTACACCTACAATTAATATCAAGTGATGCACGTCCAAATAGTCTTGGTGCATCTGCTGTATAGCTATCAAACTTAAACTTTCCATCAACTGCTACCGTTTGGCCATCCAATTCTTGATGCGAATGTCTGGTTTTCTTATCTAACGTTGACATCCACATCTTTTTCATCTTAACGCCTTTATTTACCGCTTCTTTATAAGCTTTCTGTTTAGATGTCGATTGAACACGTCCGCCTTCTGTTCTAGCGATCCTTAATGACTGCTTATAGTTAGCTTCTGTTAGTTCTCCAATCTCTTTAGCAACATTACCGTACCCCTTACCTTTAACCGCTCCGTTTAGCAATGCAGTAGTTACTCTTTCAGCTAAATCATCACGTTGACCGTATAATCGCTTAGAGAACGTTTTTCCGGCCACCTTCTTCTCAATCAAACTTTCAATATAATTTTCATTCAATACTGGAAAGTTTAATTGTAAGTTTTCAGCACCTTCTAACGCATACCATGCACCGTAATAGCCGGCATTTGCTTCACTAGAAACGTATTGGTTAATAACAGGGTTCGTCTTATCGCTCAACTCAAACAATATTTCATCAATCCTATTAGCTGTATTGATTTGCTGTTCAACTTCTAAACGTTTTGAGAAAGACAATTCATCGTAAGTATCAATGTATTGCTTAATCTCAATCTTTAACTCTTTTAACGCATCTTTGTAATAGGTGAACAACTTTTTATCCATACTCTTATAAGATACGTCAGCAATCTTGTCTAACTCTTTATTCCACTTGTCCAACTGCTCCATTAATTGCACCTACCCCAACCGGTGGATCTGTTTCTTCTTGTAAACCGGATGTGTATTCTTGTTCTTCTATCATTAACTGGACTTCTTCCCAATCTAATTCGTATTGTTCGCAAATTAACTTAAGAACACTTTCATCGTCTAATCTTGGTGAAACTAACAAAACAGATTCAACAATAAGTTTCTTTGTTTCAGCTTCTGTCTTAGCACTTGTTACGATGTCAGTTTGATTAACCATTGTTTCCCTAGTGATGTTTACTTTGATGTCAACAGCTTTATATGCTTTGTTAAAACGTCTATTTATGTCACTAACAATCATTTCATTAATCCAAGAAATCATTGCTCTCAACCTAACCTCTGCTTTATTGGCTTTCATGTCCAACAACGCATAACGTGATTTAATTACTACGTTAGTAATGTTTCCATCACCCATTTGTGTGCTGTCAAATCCCATCCCAAACTTATAGATAGCTTCTTTATCAATATCTAACTTAGCTTGTCTAGCTGCAACTGGTATTTCAACAGTCTTAACATCAACGCCGCCGTTATCACCAACACCAACCGTTTTCTTAGATTTGATGTTTTGGCGTAACTTGCTTAGATCATCACCACGAAACCCTTTAACAACATAAATAGCTTCTGCAAAGTCTTGTAAGTTGTTCGATAAGAAACACGCCATCAAATCATAATCATCAATCAACGGTTTAATTGGTTCTAAGTCCGTTGATTCATTTTTATTGTTACTCAAACGATAGAACGGTAAAGATCCATACGAACGTTCTAACATCTGTCCATCATCTGTTTGCGCAACAACATGCGATCTTGGATTCAATTCACGCTTATCATCTAACATAAACTTCTTGTTATCGTCTTTAACGTAGAAAGTAACCTTTTCATCGTCCCACATTTCAGCGTGTGTTACAGTAACGTTTTTTCCGTTCCTAGTAACATCTTTATCGTAGTAACGAACAACGCCTTTACGATCTTGATTTTCATTGTAAACATCGAACGTTTGAATACTATCAGACACTTGGAAACACAACTTATCTTGACTGTTTGTTCTAGCATAGGCAAATTCATGACCTTTTATTGCTGCACCTTCTAAAGCTTCTTGTAAGAACAGTTGCATATCATCATCATAGTATTCTTTTAAACTCTCTTTAAAGCTTTCATCTTCTACTTCTAGCTCTACTGGATTTGATAGTAGATATTGAACCTTTTGATCCACTTGTTCTGTAAAGAACGCATGTGGTATTTTGACGTTTGATGCATTGGTATCTTCACGAATAGAATCGTTATCATCAACGTAAAAGATGCGGTTATCTAAAATATCGTGCTTGTAATCATAATATCGTTTTCCAATTCGTGCTTTGTCCTTTGTTGTTGATGCTCTATCATCCGTAACAGCTTTATTTAATGCACCAGCCACTACTTGTGGGTTATCGCTCAACAAGTATTTGTTATCCACTCTCTCACCTCTCTTAGTACAACCAATTGCCACTATCTGCCACGTTGCTGTAAATAGCATATCTAACAGCATCTTGTACATCATCATGTTGTTTGATTGGCTCGCCTGTTTTACTGTTCCATACATATTGATATACTTCATCTAAGAAACGCTTTGTTCGATTCCTAACGATATAAAACTTGTTTTGCTTATAACCTTTAGCAACCATTTCAATTCCACTTAGAACTGCTTTGTTTGCGTTGTAAGCATAGAAGCCTTCATCAACAAATCGATTAACATGTTCTGGCCTTGCTGAATCACAATAGAATGGAATCTTACTTCCAAACTCTGCAATCACTTCTTTTGCTATGCTAACCCAATAATCAATATCTTTATGTTGCGTCGCATACTCACGAACCAAATACTTGATGCCATCATCTGTTTCACCAATTACTACTATGGATCCCCAGTGTTCATAACCCCAGTCGACACCAGCATAATATTTAGTGATTGTTTTCCAAGGCACATCATCTTCATCGATAACATGTATCTTTTCGTCAAAGTCTGAATAGATGGCTCCTTCACCAATGGTCCATAAACCAAAAATACCCCTATCTGTAAACATACCAGATGGAGTAGTTTCAATAAGGTTTCTAATATACCGTTCGCTTAAAAACGTATTATCCTTCAATGTAAAATGGAAGCTCAATACGTTTTCTGATGGATTGTCTATATAGTCTTTCTTTAACCAATGTTCCGGATGGTCTGGGTTAGTATCACAAATAACTCTTGCTCCTGCACCGGAACACCGTTTGATTATCTCATCAAATACTTGTTTATTAGCAAGTGATGCTTCATTGATGTAAGCACCGTATGCCGTCATACCACGAATGCTTTTTAATCCAGCTATCGTTCCAGTAGCTGTTTGAATGACTTTCACACCAAATAATTTGAAGTTATTATACTTATCAAACTTAAATTCAATGCCGTATTTATTCGTTATCTCCTGCAACACGTTCGTTTCAAGCGTTCCAGATGAAACACCGCCTAAGATGTACATTGGCTCGTCTACGCCTTCTTTTGCAGCGAGTTCTTTAACACGGATCAACTCGTTTAGAAATAAATCATTATCTAATTGAGTTTTACCAGCACGAACCGCTCCATGATTGATAAGGATGAACCAATCTTCTTGACGGGTTCGTTTATATATTTGCGCTTGTTTATCTGTATATAAGTCATTAAGAGCCATCTATTTCAGCTCCTAACTTGTTGAAATAGTCTTTCAGCTTATCTTCCGTTGTTTCATCGGTAGACGTTTCTTTTAATAGTACATCCAATTGAGCTTGCATAAGTTGCAACCTCAGAACGTTCTCGCCACCTATTAGCTTATTCAATTCAATCAAGGCTTTCTGTTTATCATATAACTTAACAGTCGTGCCGAATTGATTCGTTTTGACCTCTTGAATAACACGGCCATCTACTTCTTTAGATCCTCTTAACATGACCTTATGCTTCTTAAACTCAACGTGATCGCTTATATCAACAAAAGCCATCTTAATCCATTCGTTTATGATGTCATTATCATTAATTAACCAGTCATTCGACCTCGCTGACTTGATGCGCTTGATTTCAGCCCTTATACCATTATTAACCATAAGAGTATACGCATTCTTATTCGCTACCTCATAACTACATTCATATGCCATTTGATAACTCTTAGTTGCGTTGTGATTTTGTGTGAAGTATAAGCAAAACAACTTTCGCTGTTCAGATAAACTACTGACGTCATCTAGTTCATCAATTGCTTTTTGCGTTGCAACGTTCTTATGTTGCATTGCACTTTTTGTTGCAACGTTTTTAGTTGTGTTGCGTTGCACCCAATTCTCACGGCTTTTCCTACTTCTTAAGGTAGCTGGCTTAATGCCATGTTTTTCAGCAAGATCTTTAATCGTTATATCTGTTTCTTCAAACTCTACTCGTATTGCTTCCCAATTCATGACATTTCCACCACCACCTCTAATTAATTTTATGTACAAAAAAAGACCTCGTTTGAGGTCTCACTTATTAATTATTTACCTCTAAATTGACTTTTTAAATCTTGGACAGGTTTGCTTTCTAATTCTTTCTTTTTTAGTTCATTGCTAATTTTTAACTCATTAGCAATTTTCTCTAAATTTTCGTTCATTTTTACCAACTGCTTTAGCTGACCTTCGTGCATGTACGGTTCCATATTACACACCTCCTTTTGAGCAAGTATACCAAATTTCAGCACGTATGCTCAAAAGAATACAAAAAAAGCACCCACAATTAAGCGAATGCCTTTTATCGATAAGCTACGTATACAGATTGTTTCCGCAAACTGTATGCTGTTGATTTACTACAATACTATTTTAAGCCTTATTTACTACTAAAAACGCCTCAAATACGCTACTTTAGATTGGCATTCCTAATTTGTTAGCTATTTGTTCGAAAACTACATTGCGAATCTTTCTGCAATAACTTTCGGAAAAGCTTGTTTCTAATGCAACTCCTGCCCATGTATACTTTCTAGGACTATCAATGTAATAACATTGAATGACCATTCTAGCATTAAGTTCTAAGCTATCTAAAACTTCATCCACTACATCTTTTGTGCGATTTAAGTTACTTATCAACATGTCATCCATAATCGTGACAGCAAGTCTTTCAGTGGGGTTTGAGATAGTGCCTGCAGATGAACCGCCTATGTTGTCGTCTGGAATGCTAACTGGGTAAGTAATTTCTTCAA